GATCGCCGCGCCCGCGTAAGCGCCCGCTACGGCACCGCCCGCACCAGTGGCTGCGCCTTTGAATCCAGCTTGCTGGTAGCCCATGATCGCGCCGCCAATTCCGTACCCGACAGCGCCCAGGGTGCTTACCCCTGCCCCAGCCGCGCTGGAGCCAGCTGCCGCACCACCCGCTGCGCTCGCGCCTGACCCAGCCTGTCCGGCGACCCAGTTCGACATGGCCGAACCTGTGTAGCCCGCCTGCAAACTGCCAATAGCTGCGGTGTTGCCAGTGATTGCACCAGAAAGCGATGCATATCCAGCACTGAGACCGCTTTCAATCCCGCCTACGATGCCGGTGCCCGACTGAAAGCCAGATATAAACGCCTGGCCGGCGCCACTTTGATACAGGCCGATTGCCTTCTGGCCCATCGACAGAATGTCAGTGAAGCCGGAGCCCGTGCCACCGCCGAACATCTGGCCCGATGCCTGGCCGATGCCGCCGCCTGACGGCGTACTGCCAAACATCGATTGCAGCAGCGGAGCCATGATCTGCTGCTTGAAGACAATGCGCGCCAGGTCAGCAAGTACTGAATCAGCGAAGTCCTTGAACGAGGCCTTGCCGTTGGTAACGAAGTCAACGAATACATCTTCGATGCCTGTGAAGGCATTACTGAAAGCTGACTCAGTCAGGCCTGCTGCATCATTGGCTTCGTCAACATAGTTTCTCCAGGAGCGAGAAACGCCGTTTGACCAATCGCCGCGTAGGGCGTCCTCCTTGCGGTAGAAGTCCTCCTGCTTTTGAAGGCGAGTCTCCAGAGCATCGTTGAGTATTTTGGTTTCTTGCTGGTAGACGCTCTCGCTGATTTGGTTGCGCCCACGGTCCCGCGTCAGCTTCTCCAGCTTGTCCTGATAATCCTGCTGGATTTTCAAGTCTTCCTGAAGGCGCTGGCGTGCCCGATCACTCAGACCGAACCCGGCCAGCTGACTGTCCAGCCCTCGCTGCGCGAGATTGAGGCTGTCCTGAACCGTCTGCGCGAACGCCTTGATCGCGGCCTCATCCTTGTCCAGCCGACCACGCATCTCGATGGACAGCACTTCCTGATCAGCATCCAGCTTCTTCAGGGCGTCGACCATCTTCGACTTGGAGTCGGAAATCTTCTGATCGATCTGGATGCGCTGGGCGCTGGTGGTGCTGGACTTGTCGCGGACCGATTCAAGGGCTGCAATCTCGCCCTGATAGGCGGCCTCGACGTCAGTCTTTTCTTTCTGGATCAGCGCTGACTTCTGCTCGGCGTACTGCTGCTGAGTAATCAGGCCGGCCTTCTGCGAGGCATCCAAAACCCGCATCGAATTCTGGAAGCTGGCAGTGAGGGCCTTGAGCTTGTTGTCGGCATCGTTGAAGGAGGAGAGATCTACCGCGGAGGATTTTGTGCCACCTTTCTTGCTGTAGTCATCCTCGATCTTTTTCCGCGCAACGCTGTATTCCAGTTCGATCTTGGCCACATCGACAGCGTCACCCTTTAGGGCTGCTGCGCGCCTGCGATCAAGCTCTTCAAGGTCGTTCTTTTTCTTCGTCTCTTTATCAAGCCCTGAAAGGTACGATGCATGCAGGCCTTCCTGAGCCGTCATCGAATCGCGTTGACGCTTTCGGTAGTTCTCTTCCGCCTGGTCGATATTTCTCTGAGTCTGGAGTTGATCCTTCAGAGCCTGGACAGTGCCCTGCAGCTGCTCACGCTGAGTTTTGAGTGCGGCACTTTTCGCAACGATTGAGTTTCCAGAGGCTCTCTTTTCCAGGTCTGCAAGGTCGGCCTCGGCCTTGATGAGCTGCTGTGCCAATCCGTCACTACGACCAGCATTGAAGATTGCATCCCCTGCACGCTTAGATTCTCTCCATACAGCATTCCATGCGCGCTCAACGTAGCTGAGATTCTGGGTAATCTCTTTGGTCCGGGTGTCGATGGTTTTGGCGTATGTCTCCGTCAGCAGCCTTACCGCCTCCTGCTCGCTCCCCTGTTCCTTAAGGGAAGTAATTTGCGAGTACACACCTGCAGTCAGGAAACTGTACTGATCGTTCAGCTTCTTAGCTGCCGCCACCGGATCCTTACCGATCTCGGCAAACTCAGCGACCGTGTCCTGGACGGCGCGCCCAGTCGTGTCGCGCATTTGTAATGCCGCAGTTGCCACAAGCCCGAGACTATCCCCGGCGATCTGGCTGTTTCCCGCAAGCTGGGCCAGTACTTCAGCGGCAGCCCCAGTGGTTCCTGCTGTGGAGCCAATCTGCTTGGCCAGATCAGCCATAGCGCCGACATTGGTCCCTGCGGCGTTACCTGTAAGAATGAGGGCATTACGGTATTCGTCAGCTTCCTTGGTGCCCTTGTAGTATGCGTACCCAAGCGCAGCAGCGGCCGCAGCGGCTAGCGTGAAGGGGTTGACAAGACTAGCAACGTACCCGCCCATAGCTCGAGCAGCGGTGCCGACCCCACCGAATGAATCCTTGATCTGCCCGCCCTGCTGGATTAGCACCATCATCGGGCTCTGGCCACCAGCCAAGCTGGTGAAGATATCCGTGAACTGCGCGGGGAGCTGGCGGAGCGCCGCCTGCGTCTGCCCTGCAGAGGCACCGGTTTTGCGCAACCCCTCATCAAAGCGGCCGAGGCCGGCGCGGGCCTGCTCAATCTTGGCGCTGTAATCTGCGAAGTCGTTGGCAGGCATTACCGCCTTGAACTTTGCGAGCTGCTGCTGTTGCTTGTCCAGGCGCGCATAAGCCGCTGTAGTTGGGTCGATCTGGGCGAGAAGCTTTTCCAGTTCGCGAGTCTGGTCGGCTGTCGCAGCAGTTGCCTTTCGTTCCGACGCGGCAAGTTTTTCTTGGGCAGATGCGCTATCGGTTACCGATTTGGCGCTCTGGCGAATTGCTGCCGACTGATTCAGTTGTTCGCGAGCTGCGGCGGCCGAAGCCCCTGCTGTAGCCTCATAGGCGCGATTCAGGGTTTCTTGGTAGCTGCTGGACTCAACAGCAGCCCTGGCCAATGCAAGTATCCGAGCCTTTGCTTGCTCGGAGGTCTCACCAACCTTATTAATTGCCTGCTCCGCGCGCACACCAGCTTCGACCATCCCGTCAAGATTTTCAGCTGCCTGAACTGCCGACTCAGAATGAATTGCTAGGCCAAGCTCGGCGATGTTCGTCATCACATTTCTCCAGGCATAAAAAAACCCGCCGGAGCGGGTGTTTTCAGTAATTCAATTTAATTAAGCGGCCGGTAGCTCACTTCCGCAGTGCTTGCACTTGATCGCGGCAACGAGAACGTCCTCCGCGCAATATGGGCATGACTTGGTTTTCTTTTGCTCGGCAGGTTGGAACATTGGCTCATATGGTTTTTGCGGCGCCATGACTGCTTGCGGTTCAGACTTTTTGAACGCCCACACAACCGCGACTACCCATCCGAAAAGAGTCCAACCAAGAAAGAAATTGACCAGCGCTATAGAGGCGAGGTTTGGGTGCTTTTTCAGCCACGCCTCTATAGTCGGCAGCATATAAAGAGCAGGCACGGTGACGATTGCGGTCATGGAGATCAACGCTCCGAATGCGTTCAGCTCATTAGATGGTATTTGCGCCATTCCGACGCCATAAGCCGCCAAAAACGAAAGAACCAGCAATCTCACCACAAACATACGCACTCCTTTTTAGCCGAACTCGGCATTCACATAGCCAATCCAGAGGGCTATTTTTTCTAGTTGCCGGCAATCTACCACCATCAATCGTAACCGCCAAAAATCCGCCGAGACGACATCAATAGCTTCACTGTGCGGCCACCCGCCCTCTGGCGTCGGCCTCAACAATATCTCCCAACTGCTTCGCCGCATCATCTATCGCCAACCCTATTGCCTTGCCGACATCAGATTCACGAATTGAGATGTAAGACATTTGCAGCGCTCCAGTGCCGACGACCCGGAGAGTCCGTGGAGGCTTCCCGTCAATAGACAGTTTGGCCGTTACTGTTGCCTTTGCACCAACGACGATATCTGACCCAAGCCCGAACGGGCTCAGACTTGTCCACGCAATAGCGGTCCCGTCATCAACGCCAAATTCAATGGAAATGTCGCTGGGTGCGAGGCGAATCGTGGCTGGGTTGCCATCTTCTATATTGCCCACGCGCGCCTGTGGAACGCGCGATCGCAAGTCCGAAACCAGTGCCTTGCTTGCAGGCTCGCCCAATGGGATTTCAAAGTCAAAAATACTCCAAGACCTCCCATAATTTGGCTTCTGGGTTACTACCTTGCGCTGAAAGCTTTCGGGCAACACCAATTGCGCTGTTGCGCCATCTATCGGCGTTCGGTAAAGCGTCGAGCCTGAAACCTCTGGCCGGACCTGCTTAGCCGAACAGCCCGCCAGGGTCGCCAATAGGCAAAGCGCGATAATCCCTTTCATGAAAGCCTCCTCAATTGAAAATGAAGGCAATCTACCATCATCAGTGCCTGGTACCAACGTGAACGCCTTTGGACGCACGCGGGAATGCCTGATAGGGTTTCAAACCAGAGCATGGAGTAAGCGCTGGGTTGCGATAGCTGAAGACTACAAGGCCCAGGCCTGCGTACAGGCTGGGCTTTTCGCCCTCGTGCACAAAGGCCCGCGATCAGCCGCCATTTACGAGAGGTTGCACAAGGCGAAGGACAAACTCCCTCCTCAGCCTTGAGATCACTCCTGGTTGTCAGCCATCGTCCGCAACGCTTCCTGCTCCATGGTCCGCACATCCCGGAACACTTACTGACGGCTATCAGCCTTCACCCCCTCCAGATCCATCACGACAGGTAGCGCGGTGTAATCCAGGCCGGTCGCCCCGCTCATGCCGGAGCGCCATTGCGTGCTCATGGAGTTGAACACGCTGAAGGCTTGGGCATTGATGGCCCACAGTTCGATTTCGGTCTCCAGGTCCTCCGGCTTCATGCCGAACAGGGCAGCCTGCTCAGCTGTTACGGCCGGGGTGTAGATGGCCCGGACGACCTCTGTCAGTTTCCCTCGCGAGCCTTGTTATAGGCCGACTGGTACGCCGCGACGATTGCGTCAGGGACGGCCGCATGACTGCGCACCAGCGCTCGGATATTTTCTTCGTTCAGCTCGTCATCGAAGCCCCAGCCCTTGACGATCAGCAAGAGCTGACTGGTCTGGAACTCTTCAGCTTTGCTGGAGAGCTCGCGAACGGTGCATTCCTTTTCAATCAGCTCGCGCACTTCTTTGCCGTGCTGGATTCC